ACTTAATCATATCTTCCTTACTATAGCAGAAGAAAAGGGTGGAGGTGGAGTTCCACCCTAATCTTCAAATTAATTTAACTTACTGCTTGAATTTTACAGTGATATGAAGGAGGTCCGAACTCGAATCCCATCTCCATATAAATTGCTTTACCAATTCTAGCGTTAGCATCTTGGTCTAAGTCACGTACGAACACAGTACCAAATCCTGGGATGTTGGTAAATACTGGTTGTATGTAAGCTAAGTCTAAGATGAAAGCAGTGTTGTCAGGCATGATATCAGGGTCAATAACCATCAATCCGATTGAACCGAATGGGGTTACGATTGTATCAATATCAACACCTGCAATATTTCTATCTCTAGGAATAATTGCACCTGCTATATCAACTGTACCTTTAACAAGCTCGTTGTTAAGGTCTAGTAATTGTTTTGGACTAACAGCAAGAACAGGTTGTGTCATTGGAGCATGGTTGTCATACATTCTCTTCAACGCACCTGATATAGTTGCGAAAGAGATGACTTGTGTTGAACCACTTCCATCACCATTTGTGTCGTTGTAGTAACAGTTACCACCTAATGGGTTAACTGCTGCTGAGTTGTCAGCGTTCTTTCCGATTGTAATCCAAACGTCAAGACCATACATTTCTCTAGTTCCTGACCCTGGTGTTACATTAGCACCATCAGAGAAAGAACCATTGAATGCAAACCACTCAACTTCTCTTGCTACTTTTTCCATTGCTTTTTCCATTTGGAAAGCAAATTCATCTGCCACTGGGCTACCACCAAATAAAGCTAATTTGTCACCAGCAGTTGTTGTTCCGTCTCCATCGGAGGCGTTAGCAATGTTTGCTGATAAATCAAATGGGTTTTGATTTTGGGTAGATGCCAAAGCGGTATATGTCATTTGTACACCCTTGTGGAAAATCTGAGTTACATATGTGTATGCAGCTCTGTCTCTTCCAAGATATTCTGTAGGTGTAGAACCTTCTTGTCCTTTAGTTGGTTCTGAAGAAACGGTTGCATTATCTTCTACTTGGACTTGCCAAAATGTAGAGTTTAATGTTTTACCGCCATTCAAACCACCAACTGCAGAAAGTAAAGGTGTTCTTTGACCACCAACTTTAAACAATTCACCAGTGAAGTTATTAATGTTTTGTGCATAAATCGTACTGTTTGTTAACGATATGTCTGCCATATTAATCTTCTCCTATAAATTATTACTTGTCTTGTTGTTTAAGAGTATCTAACATACGCAATTTAGCGTTGATAGTATCTCTTGGTTTTGCGTTAGAGTCTGTAACGAATTTTCTGAACTCTTGTGATATATCAACAGGTTCAGCATTTACACCAATCTTATTAAGTTGTTCAACTCTAGATTGAGCTTCAACTACATTATTAGTTACTTCAGGAGTTGCACTAGGTTGTTCAGAACTACTAACTTCTCCAAACTCTTGAGCAACAAACTCCTTGATTGCATCTACTGTGACTTCACCATCATAGAGTTTAGTAACAGCTTTTCCTATACCTTTATCTGCTTCTAGTCCTAAAGAACTTAAAGCATTATTCATAGCATTAGCTTTGAACTGTTTGTTCTCAGCTTTAAGCTTTTTATACTCTTCTCTAAGTTGTTTGATTCCGTCTGTAGATTCATCTACAACTTCATCTGTAGTATTTTCCATTTGTGTATTTTCTTCCATTATTTTCTCCATCTTCTCTAGCATATAAATATCCCATATACATAATCGCTAGGTAATTAAAGGGATTTTACGCAAGGGTTTACGAATGACAGATAACACACCTTGGCGGTGTTACCGATTTGCAGCCCTATATTTAGTGTGCCGAATCCTGCCAGGCACTACATCTAGTATAGCAGATTTATGCTTCTGTCAAGCCAGTTACTGCTCCACCTTTAGTTTTTCTTGCACCTATTTCAACAGCAGATTCAGATGCTGCTTGTGCAGATAATCTAGATAATTCTTGTTGTGTTTCAAAATCTTTTGTAATTTCTGCTTGTGCTAATTGAACTGCTGTATATTCCTGGTCACGTTTAAATCTTCTTGCAAGTCTTGATGCAGTCAATGCTCTAGCTGCAGCAGTTTCAAACAATGGTGTAGCTTTTGTAGGAGCTAAACCTGCAGATATAAACATAGTTGCTTGGTCTGCTGTAAGTTCTTCTCCTGTAGATATTTGAAATCTTGCACCTATGTTTGCTACTTTTAGTCTTTCACCAATAATGTCGCTTGTAGCTTCAGGGTCTATAGCTATTGCTAGCAATACTTCTTCTGTTACAGGAAGTGCTTCACCTAGTTCTGATTCAAAGTATTGTTGATACTGTGACATAACATTTTGTTTTAGCTCTGCATCTAAGTTAGTAATACCTCTTCTAACTGTATCTAATCTAGTTTTAAATTCATTAGGAGAAACATTACCTTCTAACAATGTAGGAAACAAAGCATCTATCTTTGTCTTAGCATATCCACCTAATCCAGCTTCATTTAAATGTATAATGACAGCTTCTTTATTCTGTAAGTATTGTGCTTCTGTAAGTCTTAAAGAACCATCAGCTCTTTTTATTCCTGTAAACATTTCATCATATTCAGGAGCTGCTCTCATAGAAGCTAATGCAAACTCTGCTTTACCTGTTTCATTAAATCCTTCTGTGTATGCTCTAATTAAAGCTTCTCCTCTTTTAGGGTCAAGCTTTGTTAAGTATGGTAAAAGAACTCTAGTTTGTTCTAACGTTTGAACTACAGCATTGTTATCTGTAACTGTATTTGTAGCTTCAGTTGTATCAGACTGTGATTCATTAGTTAACTTTGCTTTGGCTTGTGCTTCTTCTAAACTAGTTGTATATCCACTTTTTTCAAAATTTTCTATACTTGCAGTATCATCTGTACTTACTGTATATCCTTTAAGATAATCACTTCTATAATAAGTTACTGTTGCCATTACAATCCTCTAATTACTGGTCCACCTAAAGCTTTATTTAAATTAGCTGCAACGTTTTGTGCATAAAACGTATTGTTCTCATTATAAGCTTTAGTCCTAAATGCTTTACCTGCTTCTTGATAAGTCATTGTAGGTGCTTCTGCAAATTCTATATCCATCATATCAGGAGCTTCTCCGAACGTAGATTGATATAAACTAACATATGGTTGTATTATACTAGCAAAGTTTAATCCTTTACCTCCATACTTATCACCATAAATAGGATGATTATCAAATATGTTTTGTAGATAAGCGTCTCCAGCATCTTCACCTTGTGTTGAATATATATTAGCTACTGTAGTTTTCTGCTCTGCTGATAAGTTATTGTAACCAAATGCACCTAGATACTGTATGCCTCGTCTTTCAGATTTATTTGAATTTATAAAGTCTGATATATCAAAACCTAAACTATCATTTCCTAATCTGTCAGCAGCAGAAGTAAATCTTTCATAGTAAGGACTAGAAGAATCTATTTCATATCCTTCAATTCCTAATACAAAACCTACAAATTTTTTAGATTCTGCTTGTCCGACTATACCCATAGTATGTACTTCTGTTAATGCTGACCAGTCATCAGGATTCTCCATCATCCACTCCTTAGGATTTATACCTATAGATATAAATGTTTGCTCTAACTGACTTTCCCTAGTAGCTCTAAGGTTTGTTAGTTTTGCATTTGGTTTACCTGTAATAGAGTAACCTGTCTTACCCATTGAATTTAAATATTGAATTGTTTCGAAGTTATAAGGTGCTTGTATTGCTAATAGTCTTGGGTCATCCTCTGCTATCTGAGCACCATTAACAACCATATCCATAAGTAATGACATACCTGGATAGTCCATTGTTCCATCTTCTTGTTCTACTCCATTAAAAAACCAAGGAGCTACATCTTGATATATCTCTATTCTTGCAGCAAATCCTTCTCCTGGATTCCAATCACCTAATGAATTAAATGCTGTAGATATATCTTTTAGTTTAAGTAACTCATCTCCTATTAATGTTCCTGGAGCTGTGGTTGTAGCACTAGGACCAACTCTTGGTTGGTCATCTACTGTGTTTGAAAAACCATTTGGGTTATATATTGAACCACCATTATAAGCTATCCATGATGAGCCTGGGTCTTGTCCTAGAATATTAGATACATCCCATAGCCAGTAATAATGCTTACCATCAAAATATACTTGTTCAGGTGTAGGTTTTAAATAGTGTCCTTTGTATCCTGAACCTGATACTGCTGATGACTGCGATTGATTATTAATAGCTGCTTGAGTTTGCTCATCAAATCCGACTCCTCCAGTTGATACTGGTAAATCAGGATTTTGTGCGTCTTCTTCCATTACTTATCTTTCGCTAAAGGGTCTAGTTCTTTTATATTACCTGCTTTGAGGTTTGGTATAAAGTATTGATGGAACACTTTATTCTCACCTGTATTAGGGTCATTTAAATTTTTTAAACTTTGTTTTATATTTTCTGTTTCTTGTAGATTATGTACTAACAAGTATGCATCAAAGTATGAATTAATTGCATCTTGTATATCAGGAGCAGTTCTACCTTCTATTTTTTCTCCTGACAAGAAAGGCTTTACTCTTTCTCTATACTCTGTCCATTTAACTAATGGGTCTCCACCAGTATCAAAACTTTCAGGATTGTTTTCTAATCTATTTATATAATGTGCAGCAAACTCTGCAGAAAACTTTTCATTATCTTTAAGTAATTTTTTAAGTTCTTCTTTAGAATACTCTCTACCTTTTTTATCAAAAAAGGTAGTAATTGTTTTATCAGCTTCATCACCATCATAAAACTCTTCTACATTAACTTGAAATACTCCAAAGTCTTTTGTTTGATTTGGATTAGTTCCTTCTACTCCTGTTTGCATTCCTGACTCGAACGAAGCAGTCATAATTAAAGCTGGTATCAAAGCATCTGCTACTCCGAAACCTCTAAGATATTCTACTAATTTTTCTACATCAACCTTTGCCATATTTACCTTCCTGCACTAAATGCATTAATTATTCTTCCAAGTCCTTGTCTATAAGCAGCATCTTTTGTTTCTGTATCTGCTAAATCTCCAAAGTTATCTCCCATCCAGGAATCAACTCCATAACCTAATGCTTGTGTTATTTGTTCTCCTGATGGAGGAGCTTCTATGTAATAATCTTTTGCAGGCAATCCTAGTTTTTCTCTTCTAAGCATATCTGCTTCTGCCTGTCTTAATTGATTCTCATATTGAAGTTGTGCTTCATTCTGTATTTTAGTAAGTCTAGATATTTCTCCTCTAGCAAAAGCTTCTGCAGCTTGCAAGTCAAATTGATTTAAAGGAACTCCTAAATAGTTTTTACCTTGTGTTGATATTTGTTGTAATAAAAATTCTGAAGAAGGTAAAGGTATTATAGAAGCTCTAGAGTATGCAGCTATTGTATCTGTAAATTCTATGTCATCTAGTCCATCTAAAAAGAAATCTCTTACAAATCCTAAGAAAGCATTATTGTTTCCTTGTGTTGCAGAAGCTATGTCAAATAAATCTTGTTGACTTATTCCAAACTCTGACTTTGGATTCATATAAGTAAATGCAGCTTCTACTGCTTCTTTTGTTGCATCATCATATTGACCTGGGTTGTAACTACCTGGTGGTAAGAATCCTGAATTAACTAGTGCTAACTGATAATCAATAACTCTATCAGGTGATATGTTTTCTAAAAATGTATCTGCTATTCCATAATTAAACAATGGTCTAATATCAGAATCTCCTGCACTTGCTCTATAACTTTCTAAGAATGGGTCATCACCTAATCCATAATAAGTTAAACCATCTGCAAGTTGTCCTCTTTGATATATTGATAATGCACCTAAGTCTATATCAGCATCTATCTCAGCTATTCTGTCTAAGTAAGAATCTAAATTACCATCTTTTTTATATTGTGCATAAGCTTCATCTTGTAATTCTTGTGGAGTTTTTTCTCTTGTACCTTCTCTTTGTCTTTGTAAATCTTCTCTTCTTTGATACCTAAAACCTTTGGTAACAGCATCTGCTTTGGATACTTCAGCAGCTCTAGCTTCATTCGCTGCATCTATAGTATCAGGTGTTTCTTCTACTTCGTTATATGCAGCTTTCATTATTGTAACGCCTTGAGCTAAACCTTCACCAAGTAAATAACCTAATTGTGCTGTTGGGTCTGCAACTACAGGAGTACCATCAAATAATTCATTTAGTTCACCACTATTTAATTTATTTAGAAAATCTGCAAGAATAATTCCTATGTTGTATCCAAGTTGTGCTGTAGGGTCTGCTATTAATACTTCTTGGTCTGAAGGTATATTAGAACCTTTTAAAGCTTTACCTATCTTGTACCAAATACTTTTTTTGTTTTCGTCCATCTTATCTATCTATCTGAATCTCCGTAAAGTCTTCTTCTATTTCGTATCTCAATACTCCATCATACACATAATAAAAGTCAGGGTAGTCACTAAACAACTGTTGTGCATAAGCTCTTAATGACTCTCTAATAGGCAAGTAATCTGCTTTAGATAGACTTGCATTAGGACCATCTATTGCTTGTATTTGTAAAAGCATCTGATTTCTTCTATCTAAATACAAAGCTAAACCCTGCATGGAAGGTAAGTCTTTTACTTTTACCTTATCTCCATTAGGCAATTCTACCAAACTTTCTCCTTCAAATTGTAATAATTTAGTTAATTGTTCTGTTTTAGCCTGTGCGTCAATAGATGAAGCTACGGTGGAAGTTTGCCCATAACCAGGATATATCTCTCTTAAACCGTTCCTAATCTGCGTTAAGGCATCATATTTTGCTTCTGCTGACATGTTAGTGTAGTATCCGCTTTCAAATAGTAATCTTCTTTGATACTCATAAGCTAATCTACCTTGACCTTGTCTAATAGCAGTAATGTATTCTTCCTCAGTCAAATCTACTCTATCTCTATTAGCGAATGCATCTGACCATGCTTGGAAGTTAAACTCATCTAATGGATTATCAGGATATAGATAATATGCAACATCTTTGTATCTATCCATAATATCTTCATTTGCTTCTGCAAACTTTACACCTTCATCTGTATAAGAACGTTTTTGTTTTTCTCTAGACTTTGATGTAAGTATTGCAGTAGGGTCTAATCCAAACTGATTAACAAACTCTTGTGTAGCTAATACTTGGTCACCTTTATATTTAGCTAATATTCTGTAATATGCATCAGCAACTAAAGATATTCCAAACAAATGATGTTTAGGGTCTGAGTCTTTATATTTAGCAGGGTCAATATGTAATGCACCACCTGGTGCTACTTCTACTTCATATCTAAGTACAGCACCTGTTGGAGCAGCAAACTGTACTGCAGTTCTTATACCTGTAAGAATAGTTGCAGTTGTTTTAGCTTTTTCTAACATCTCTGCTTGTTTCTGTGGTGTACTGTCATCATATAGACCTGTAGTAACAAACATCTTAATTACATCTTTGTATGTGTTTAGATATGTTCTGTTTAGTTCAGGGTCACTACTTCCTATAGACAACCACTTCTTTGCCCAAGAAGGTATCAAAGCCTGTACGTACTCTAAAGGATTTAATGGATTACCTGTCTCTCTGCCATATGGAAAAAATACTTTGTCAATCATATCTGTACTAGGTAATACTTTAGATGCAGGGAAAGCTGCAAGAGGTCCTAGTCCAGGAGCAGGGTTACCTGCAATCATGTTTAATGATGATACATAACCTTTTAATCTAAGCTTTGCATCAGGTGCATCATCCATAACTTCTCCTGTTACAGGGTTTCTATATTGTCTACCATCTCTGTTGCCTTGGAACATCCAATTAGATAATGCTTCACTTCCTGGAAAGAAAAACATTTCTTCTCCTGTCATATCATCTACATGAAAAAAGCCTTCATCTTCATCTTCTAATCTTGTTTTTCTAGCACCTTCTACAGCACGAGATATCTTACGTGTAGATAATAGTTTTTTCTTATTTAGTAATCTTGACCAAGTACCTATAATCTCTAGATAAACTTCTGCGAAAGGAAACGCAAGTCTTAACATATCTGATACAACATGTCGTTTGTTTAGGTCGTAAAGTAACCCTTTTGTTTCTGTAAGTGCGTATGCTTTAGCAGCTTCATCAAGTTCATCTATGTTATCTAATGTAAGTAATCTACCTTCATCTGCTGAGACTTTACCTGTCTTAGCTATTTTGTTTGCATAACTTCTACCAAGGTTTGCTTTTTTACCTTGTTGTAATAGTTTCTTTCTAAGTCCATCATCAAAATATGCAGCATTCTCTTCTATAAATCTCCAGTAGAATTGTCTAAATGCAGGAGACCTAGATAGTCTGTTTGTAGGAGCTGACATAACTATTGTAAATAATCTTTCAATAGCAGCATCATAAGCATTTATTCTTTCACCATCTAAATCAAAAGCTGACTTTTTCATCACATGATATTGTTCGTATGGGTCTTTTTTACTTAACCAAGCAGCATATTTATTGTGGTCTCCAACAGTCATATCTCTACCAAATGTAACTTGTTCACCATTTAAATTTAAATACACAGGTTTTTTAGATTGTCCTGCTTTTACTTGTTGTAGTAATTTACCTTTAGCTATATGGTCTAGTATTTCACTATCACCAAGTTTATCTAATTCAAACTCAATTCTTGAGTTAGGACTTCTTCTAGTTCTGTATTCTCCTGCAACATCATCAAATAATATTCTTGTACCATCAGGTAATACTTCTGTTGCTTTATAAGAACCACCAGCTTTGTAGTGAACTCTAGCTAGTACAGAATCAATGTATGCATCTGCTAGTTCTCTACTGTCTTGCATTTTAAACTTCTGATATTTACCTACATCATCTGAACCATAAGAAAGTGCTGTTCTCCAATCTGATAAATCACCATCCCAAAATCTTTGTTTTATATCATCTAGACCAGCTCTAAATGCTTTGTCATTTAATCCACCTTTTATCATTGCTAGTTCTGCTGCTATAGGGTCATCAGCTAATTGCATAATTTCTGAGGTAGCTGAAGCATAATATCTATCTTCACCTTTTTTAACTCTCTTAAATGAGAATGTTCTTTTAAGTTTATCTGAATCTAAAATACCTCCGTGAGACTTTGACATAGCAGCTTGATGTTCTAATGAATCTGCAAGTAATTGTTTGTCTCTAATATCAATAGCACCCTTAGCTCTCTTTATAACTTCATCAACATCTAATTCACCTTTACCAATTCTGTCTAATACTTTCTTTCTTGGCTTACCCATAATCCAAGCAAATGCAGAAATAGGATGTGTAAATACATTATCTAAATCTGCAGCCCACATACGTATCTGTTCCTCACCAACAACACGTGTAGTCCATGCACCTCTAAGAAGTATGAATGGTTTCCAAGCCTTGTTCATGTAGTAGTCACCTAACATACCAGCCCAACCTTGTGCTAGTTCTTTTACAGATTGTTCATCTTTACTTAATCTAAAACTTCTTCTAGCAGACTTTGTCATTAGTCTTGCTGTTTCCATAGCAGTTCTGTCATCTTTCATTTGTAATTCATACAAAGTTTTTACAGGTTTAGATAACATCTTTTCAAACTCATTAACTTGTACTTCATATTTGTTTTCTAGTTTGACAGTAGATTTGGCTTGTATAAGTTGTCCTCTACCTGCTAGTCTCATCCAAAACTCTCTAGCAGGACTAAATACTCTTAAGAATAATCTTGCATCAGGAAGTGGTATGTTACCACTAGCAAGATACTCTGATATCAAATGTGCTGTAGGTCTGCCTGTAACACTAGCTACTTCATTAAAATTTGCTTCTTTCATCAAAACATTTATGACATCATCCATAGTTTCTGCATCTACACCTTTGTCTTCAAAGAATTGTAAGATTTGATTTGGAGATATCTTTTCGTCTGTTAATACTTTAAATCCATCTTTATCTACATATCCTGGTTTTGATTTTATAAACAAAGACCTAAGCAATACTTTTAGTCCATCTTTATCTGTATATGTTCTAGGACCAGCAACGTTTACTGTTTTATATTTTCTAAGTAACTTCTGTGCATCTTGTATAAATTGTTGAGATACTTCTTCTGCTGTGTCAATTACAATTACAGGCTTATTACCTTTCTTAAATATACCTGGTTTTATTTTTGCTTTTGTATTCCAATTTCCTCTAGTTGCATAGTTATAAGTTCCTCTAGTTCCTTTACCTGCTGGATTAGTAGCTGAGTTATATATAATAACTGTTGCATTTGATTCATCTACATTTCTAATACTTCTTCTAGCAAAATATTTACCTTGAGGCATAACATCCCCAAAGTCAGGTCTTTCTAATTCATCAACTTCTTTTTGTAGTTTCCTAACTTTTCTAACTAATGAATCATCATTTAAATCTTTTTTTCTAGTTTCTATGTCTGCTTTTATTTTGCTAATCTTTGCGGATATCTGATTAGATTCTTTAGCCATAGCTTTTAATTCTTTTTGATAACCTATCAAATCAAAATCTTCATAATCTAATTGCTGTATTACTTTAAGTGGGTCGTTAGGGTCTACCTTTGTTTCTTGTAATCCTCTAACAAATCTAAGTATTCTAGATTCAGCTTCATACTGTGCTATGTCTCTAAGTATATCTCTATCTTTACTAGGAACTTGTACAGATGTTTCTTTTATTCTTTTACCTGCTTGTGTAACTCCTCTAGTTAATTTACCTGCAAGTTTTACATTTAGTTCTTCTAGTAAATCTCTAGCTACTAAACCTTTTTTAATTGCTGCTAATATATCTTCTTCAGAAGCAGCAGGAGATAACTGAGAGTTTTTTAAACCTTTTGTTAAACCTTGACGAGTTCTTTCATTTCTAACTAGTTGGTCATCAAGTTGTGGTAATACTTGCCTAGCAACTTTTCTAGTACCTTGTCTTGCTAACTGTGTATTTTCTAAAGACTGTATAGTTCCTTTAAGTTCATCTATTTCAAACTGTCTTGCATCTTCTACACCTAATTCTGTAAGTTCAGGAGCTAAGTCATCATATCTACCTGTCTTTGCACCTTGTGATGATACTGTAAGACCAGGAGTACCTTTACCACCTGTTTCTATGTTAAGTTCTTTAGCTACACGTAAAGCTTCTAAATCTACACCGACATTACCACCGGATATAATTTTTGTAGGTATTACATCAGCATCTGCTACATCTGCAGGTACTCTTCCAACACCTTCAACTGTATCTACAAACAACTGTTGTAGTTGTTGATTATTTTTTACACCTTTAATATTTATATTTACTTCATTAACTATTCTGTTTAATGCACCTATAGACTCTTTCATATCAAACTCTATTTTGTTTAGGTCATTACCTAATGCATCTTCAATATCTATCTTTTGTCCTGACCAAGCTTCTTCTCCATACTTTGTATAAAAGTATTTACGTGCTTCATCAACTGATGCGACAAACTTACCTACTTGATTTACAACTTCATCAGGTAAACCTAATGCATTATATTTATCCATAATGTGTCTAAGTACACCACCTTCACCTGAATATATATCAAGTACCATATTTAATTTTTGTAATGATGCAGGTAAACCTTCAAGTGTTTTTAAACTATCATCAGTAATTGCATCTGTAAGTCTATCTAATGCTTTGTTTGCAACATCATCATCTACTTTAGAAAACTTCATCCAGTCTTTTAGCTCAAAGAATGTTTGATTTAAATCATCTGTATTTAAGTTAGGTGCTGGAAACTCATCAAATAATCTGTTAAATATACCTGTCTGACCTTTTAGTTTCATAGCAGTTTTCATACCTACTGCTTTTTGTGCATCTCCATATCTAAGACCTGCACCTAATCTTGATAAAGAACCTCTAAACAATAAACTGTTTGCATCAAATCTATCGTTAATATTTGACATTGGGTCTTTTATAGCTTCAATTAATTCCTTTTTAACTTCTTGTTTATCAGTTGCATCTCTTAATTTTCTATAAAGTAAAGCATCAGATTTACCTTGACCTTTCATAAGTATTTCTATTTCATCATATGATTTAGCATCAGCAAACATTTGTGCAATATCATCACCTACTTTGGTATTAAACCAAGCTTCTGCAGTAGGAGTATGTACAACTTTTCTTACAGCTTTATCTATAAGTCCTGCATTTTGTAGTTCGTATGTTTTGTTAAAAGTTCTAGATACTCTTCCGGCTTTTGCAAATCCTGCACCTACGTATGTTGTTGGGTCTGTAAATATTGTGTAAGCTGCATCAATAATACCTGACATAATATTGAAACCTCTTGTTCCTGGTTCAAATACTTCTACTGCTGTAACACGACCAGGAGATAATTTAACAGTACCTTTTCTACCTCTATAAGTTCCTGACTGTCCTTCTCTACTTTCAAACTCTAATTGTGATATAGGCTTGCCATAATAATCTTGTATTACACCTTTTACTTCATCAGGATTAGCACCTCTACCTACAAGTTCTTTATATATATCTGTATCTTCTGCAACAGTAGAGTTACCAAAATATCCTTCACCTAGGTTTACTTTACGTCCAGCTCTAAGTTCTTCTATAGCTCTAGTTGCTAGTGTAGGTCCTTGGTCTTTTATAGACTGCCTTATCTCTGCTACACCTGCAGGGTCAATCAAAGGCATAAGTGTTCCAATACCTGTAAAAGCTAACATAGGGTTTAGTTCTCTTTTTGCATAGTATTTCATAGCACCAGTACCAAACTTCTTTACAAACTGTGATGCAGACTCCATACCAACTACTGCAGTTCTTACTGCACCTCTAGTTATAGCTTTCGTTCTATCCCACCAAGAAGTTTCTTTCTCCATAAACTTATCTACTAGTGCTGTAAATTCAGGACTTTCAGCAGTCAATCCCATCATTGCACCTGCTACTTGTACGTCCTTAGGTAGAAAACCAAAAGTTTTAGAAATGTTTTCCATATTCTGTGGAATGTTTTGATTTTGTCTGAAGAACTCTTCCATCTGAGCAGCTTGTGCTAGATACTCTTCTTTCCAATCTTGATTGTCATTATCTTCCCAAGGAGCATCAAATGTCCATCTATATGCCATTTATCCCCCTGGTATTATATCTTCGTCCATTAAAGCTAATATATCTTTACTTGGCAATACTCTATACATTGCTCTAAGTATCATATTAGCTTCCATAACTCCCATGCCTTTTTGGTCCTGTAACTGATTAGCAGCTAATGATTCTCCTAATCTATCTGTTCCTCTAAATACATTCTGTACAACATTTCTTGCAGTATTTACTTGTTGTGCATCTACTCCTGCATCTGTAAGTTCTGCATCTACTGTATCTTGCACAAACATATCTGCACTACGTTGTAAGTTATCTAGTTCAACACCATCTCCGTAACTCTCTGATTGAAAGTTACCTATGTTTTTAGTTGGTTTAAAGCGAGCCAAAGAATCCTCCATCCATATTATTGTCTCTTACAATAACTACATCTAGCCTTCCTACGTTAGGAATGTAAGCTAATGTAATTACATCAATAATGTTTTCTTCGTCAAAAACAATATCTTGATTATTTAAATCTTCAGTTGCAGCATCCCACATAGGTTGTTCTTCTACTGAATAGTTATTAGCAATAATTTTTGCAAATTCAAAATTAGTATCGTGTGGATTAGCCAACTGCTCCTCCTAACAATGCTGCTAAATTAGGTGGACCTGCTTGTTGTTGCATAGCTTGTTGTTGCATTAGGGCTTGTTCTTCAGGACTAGGTTCTTCTCCTGATGCACTAAAGAACTTTTCTAATACTTTTCCAATATCTTTTGGATTATTGTATATTTCAACAACAGCCATCATTGCAGCTTTGTCACCTTGTTGAGATTGTTGTAACAACATCTGATATAAAATATCTTCTGTCTTTTGTTTAGTAATTCTTTCATTTATCTGTGTAAGATTTTCTAAACCATCCATCTCTTGTTGTAATGTTTCTCTATCGATAATACCTGCATTTAATAATTGCAGCCCTGTGATTATCTTATTTGGTGCATCAAAGGAAGCCATAGCTCCATACTTTCTTCTTGTGACATAGTTCATGTCTATATCAGTAGAAGGAGTATATGATTCTGAGAAAGAAGCTCCTTTGTAAGTACCTGATATTGGTTTTCTTGTTTTACCAAAAAGTACTTCATCTAACTCTAATCTTTTTGAATCCACCTCCTGTAATGCGTATTCAAGTATTGTGTGATACTCGTTAACCATTTGACCTACACCGGACTCCAGTTCTTCTAGACCTCTACCAGTTACAAATGAATTGGGTGATATAGCATCGTCCTGAACTGGATATCCAGCGACAACTCTTAATTGTCTTTCTAATCTACCTACTTGCTCAAATAATTGATATGGCAAATTTGTAGTTGGTTTTACTATTTGTGAACCAGGTGTTAAGTAGTTTATTGCATTTCTACCTTTTCTGTATTGTCCTGATTCTATTTCACCAATTATGTTTGTTTCTGTAAATACAGCATCTTCCATAGCTATAACAGATAAAATGTTTATCTTTGCCATAGATGCCATAAGTCCTACGACTTGGTCAAACTGTCCTTGTAATCTATCAAAACTAAATCTTTTAGCAATAACAAAAGAAGGACCTGACTTAAGTGGGTTAGGTACAAAATCTACTATTTTTTTAGAAGCAACATGCACAATGTATGTACCTTCTATATTCATATACTCAAGAATTACATCACCATTCTCATCTGAGTTTTCCCAGCTACCATCATCTGTATATCTAAGGTTGTAGCTATCGTAGGATGTATCTTCTGAATCTTTTTGTTCATAGTAAGCTTTTAGTTCCGGATACATTTTTATTAAGTTTTGTATAGGAACTTTTTGTATAATTGCTAATTCTTGTGGTTTTTGTTTATTTCCGTAATATCCAGGAAAACAATCATAAGGGTTTCTTAATTCAGCACATGGATACATTTGTCCATTCATATCTTGCTTTGTAGTAATAACCCATACTGCAAATCCATAACCTGGTAACCATCTAGCTACTTGTGGTAACTGTAACTCTAATTCTTGCATCTTATCGTATGCAGTAATAATTCTTTCTAATTTATCTTTTTTAACTTTGTTTCTTTGAGAATCTCTACCATTTGTAATATGTACATCTAAAGAAGGTGTTTTACCTATTTTCTGTGCAAGTCTATCTAAAGCAGACAACATTAAGTTAGGTGCTGGTATTGTATGTGCTTCGTTATTATCTAGTCCAGGACCAAGTAATTGTCTTATTCCATCTTCTCCACCATTTAAAATTGCTCTGTATCTTGCTCTATCTATTAAAGAATCATCATGCATTCTTTTAAGATACGATGCTCTCTCAATTATTTCTTGCGGTCTCATTTATCTCCAAGGTATATCATCCCATTGTATACTATTATAACCATCAAAGCTAGGAGTGTACTCAATTCCTATATCAGCATAGGTAAGTTTTGTCAAGGTTCTAATCACTTTCATTGGAAACCAACTAGCCATGACTATGTCACTCTTGTATCCTCTACCACCTTTACCTTTTGAGGCAAAGTATGTAAGTTGTTTTGTATACAATGTAGTTTTGTCTTGTGCTTCTCCATCTGCGAAAGGTAATTCAATCATACCTTCATTAAACATAGGAGCTAAACTTGTAACACCAAATCTTTCATCCCATTTGTTTTTATGAGTTTCGTGTCCTTCTAATTTAATTCCTTGCACATTACAATATTCTTTTATTGTTTTATCTTGTCTAATAGCTTTTTGAAATCCATTTTCTTCTATTACCCAGTGGTAACAGTTATACATTTCATGCCATCTTCTTATTAACTCAAATGCTTCATCTAGACCACCACCAAGATGATTGTCTAAATCAACCATTGTAAGTTTTATTTCATGATTTACTGTTTCTACTGCCCAAAGAAATCCTGCTTGATAACCTGTAGCAGCAGGGTCAAGACCTGCAACTAAATATGAACCATTAGGAACTGTACCTATATTCATACTTGGTACATAACATTCAGCTATCATCTCAGGATTAAACAATCTAGCAGCTTGTGAAAATGCTTTGTTAAGATAAACCATCTCAAAGTTCTTAAGACCACCTGTAGTCATAGAATCTCTTTTACGATTCATTAACCATTTAAAAGTTCTTTTATCTGACCACAACATACAATCAACATGTTCTTCTTCTTCTAGTTCTGATTTAGTACACATAGAATCATGTGCTTCTTCTACTATTGTTTCCCATGCTTCGTTTTCTAATAATGCAGAATATAAATCATCAGGATGTTGTCTTGAACCAATAATTACCATTGCAGTATGTTCCTCTTTACGAGAACCTAATGTTGTAGTCCACCAGTTCTTTGTATTGTTTCTTGATGCAGGTTGCATAGTAGAGCTGTGGTCTTCAATATCATCAGCAATAATAATGTCACAGTCACGAGAGAGTATCTTACCACCTCTACCTATACCAATCATTGTTGGTGACTTAATACCTGATACAGTTCTTGTAGATACTGTAAATCCATTTTGTGACCAAGACTTACCAGTTCTATTAGCTGGTTTAAACTGTCCACCTGGTCCGCAGAAATCTTCTTTTAGTTTTTCATTGTTTTCTAATGTATCTATTACAGATGACACAGAGTTCTTTGCAATATCTTCGTTACCACCTACCCACATAATTCTTATGTTTGGGTTTCTGCATATAAGCCAAACTACAAAGTGAATAAGTAGTTCTGTCTTGCCATGCCTAGGTGGGCTAAGTATCATTTGCTGTCCACCTTCTAGTAATGCTTTGTTAATTGACTTTATCCATTTGTTATGAAAGTCTGCAGTATCAAACTTAATTCCTTGTTCTGTAAGAAAGTATCTATCTCTAAAATTTACAAAGTCTTCTAGCGATTGCTTTGCATCATCAGATACTTCCCAATCTTTTGCTTGTATGTCTTTTTCTAAATCTTCTCTATAAGCAGCTAACATTCTAGATACGTGTGCAGTAGAACAAGACAATGCATCAGCTACTTCTTGTTGTTGTATATTTTCGTTTATTAAATCTAATGCATAACCTTCGTCTTTAAATTTGTTATATAATGCACCTCTTCTTACAGTTGCAGATTTAGGTTCGTTAACAGATTTCTTTGGTGGTGTATATTCTTTACCAGCTTTTTTAGCTCTATACATACGCATAGATTCTCTTCTATAACATTTCTGAGAACAGTATTTAGTTTTGCCTGGTGGTAATTGTGCTGTACATTCATCTGCTATGCAGATTACATTATTTACCATTTAACTTTATCAGCCCAGTATGCTGCGGACATTTTGCCCTTCTTAATATTTTTTGCATGCCTGGCTTTAAAAGATTTACGTCTAGCTTTTTGTGCAGCACTCTTAGGATTTTTACCTGCACCCGATACACCTTGTTGTCCAAATCTAATTAATTTAAGCTGATGTCCTTCTTGTGCTAATACAACATGTGACTTTTTAGGATGCTTAGGTGTACGCTTTGGTTTGTTTACACCTTTTAGTCCATGTTTCTTTAATAAAGCTTTTTTACGATTAGCGTGTGACATTAATCATCACCTGCCCAATTTGGATTACCTGCATAAACATGGTTATTTTTTTTTCCTTGTAGCTCTAGATTTCTGTACTTTTTTCAAATCTATGTATCTTCCCTCTTTATAAGCTTTAGCTGTACTTCGTATTTCGCGTGCCACAGAAGCTTTACTGTTTTTTTTATTTTTGAGATATTTAGCTGGAACGCCTTTTTCATATTTAACTTTCCTCCTACTTCTTTTTTTTGGCACGAGATTTACCCTTCTTCTTTATATCATTATCTTGAGAATGACCACCCCTAATAAAAGAGTTAACTCGACCCATAGCCCAAGCTGCCATAGAAGCTGATTTACTTCCTGAAGAAAGGTACGCACCTTGTCCACGCCTATATACCTGTGCAAGTTGCCCATACGTATACTTACTATTCTTAGCCTTCTTTTGTAACGTTGCTTTAGTTTTTGCATTGATAGGCTTTCTAGCAGGTTTTTTTCTAGAACTACTCTTCTTCTTTGGCGGCATTCATCTTCTCCATATTCTCGTTATAATCAATAACAAATTTTTCTACTAGTGTATCTATCTTAGATACATTTGGTTTCTTGTTTATTAAAACAGAACCACATGCTTCAGAAAGGTCAATAGCCCACTCCTTTAGAGTTACTGGACTACTGAACACATTCACTCCTTTTTTTATACTAGGCATTAGAGCTTCTTATACTTACTCTTCTTCATAGCTTTGTATCGTGTTTTTTTGCCTTTTTTGTCTATTGGCATTACGTCTCCTAATCTGTTTATTGTATTCTGTACAACCTAGATTAACACATTTCTTAAAAGTTTGTGATATCTCTAAGTCTCTTCTACAAAGCTTACACTTTGTGATTTCTCTCATTCTATAATTATAGAGGAGATGGGCTAGGTTTTCCTCCTTTACCTAGCTTGTCTCCACTAAGTCTAAAAGATGGTAGCTTACGCTTATCGAGTGTGCTACCCCGGTCGCAAGTACGTCCTCGATAGGTACTATCAAAGAGCGTGAAAAAAAATTTTTATTTTCTGCATCTACAATCCTGTATTTATCTTCAATAATCCAGTCAATGATATATGGTATTAACGCATCAGGTGTCCAGTAAAGAAGTTGGTTAGTTGGATATATCCAGTAGAAAAGAAAGTCAGGGAATGTTTTTAACGCACATCCTATAGATTTTGTATCCCCATACACAATCTGTATTTCCAGTGCTACATTCCCTGTCTCCTCCGCCCTGGTGTCGGTTTTTACCTCGACATATCTAGTACCTAACTCGTTATTAAGAATAAAGAAGTCTGCTCCTTTTAACTGTTCTTCTTTACGTGCATCTCGTACTATAAATTTTATTTTGCCTTCATTAGTCTTTTGTGATTCATAATAGTTTTTAACTAGTAGTTCACCCTTTTTACCGATAGCTAGTTGTTCTTCGAAATCAAACATTTTATCTCCTGTAACTTGATTAAAATTATTATAGCAGTATAGTGAATTACACAAATAGTTTTTTACAACTATAAGGTTACAGGTAAGAGCTATCGGACGGCAAAAAGCTGACTGCATCTTACTCACAAGATGGACTGGGATTACCACAAAGTCAGTACCCAAGGACCTTAGAAAGTAAAAAATTCAACTTTTTTTATATGCGTAGCATATATGTCCGCTATGTTCGAAATCCCCCCTAATCGAACGCACTATAAAAAAGGAGTATTTAACTTCTTTTTTACCAGCAAGTATGCTAATATACTACATTAGGGAAGTTGATTATCTTAACTTTGGTAATGCCTGTAACAGCCTGTAACTTACTCTAGCAATAGAGTTTCAATACCAAATTAATCGACTTCCCTTAGTTTTTTTTGTAGTCAGAATTACCAGTAATTTCTTGATTACTTACGTATATACCACACCCCCACCCCGCATTAAAAGCACTATATTGCACGCCCACTCACACAGTGAATACATACAGGCACTTACATTTTGTTTATACTAAGTGTGCCACTATATGTAGTAGATATTTGACTTGCTGTATCCATATGTAGTGTTTTGTAAAATAAATACCTACCTTCTCTTGAATACCATACATAATATATATACAATACAATTCATCTATTCTCTTCTTCTATAGCACGAGCATTCCATTGTTTCGATTATCCAGCGTAGCGACAAGTTCTTTGTTTTTGGATAGCATACTAGTAAATTTCCTTTATAACAGTTATATCCTTCGGAGAAAAAGATATAAACTCACTTGACAAGCATGCTTATAAAAAGCCAATGGAACTTGTCATCAGATGAGTTTCAGTAATTCAAGCTATATAGAAAGGATAAAAACAATGGCTAAGAATAACAAAAATAACTATATCAGGACTGATAAAGTATACGACATAATGGGATTAGGTAACACTAATCTAAATGGTTGGAAACTTACAGGTGATAACTCCTTACATAAGGATAAGAACTCATATCACATAACTATGAGAACTAAACCTTTTGTATTCAAAGAAATCGGAGTTATCAGAAGTTATCAAGCGTATGAGCAATTCTCTGATATTTGCGAAAACGCACCTCAAACCTTAACCAAAGGTAAATACAAGTTAAGTGCTAATGGTACTATACCAAAAGCCTTACTTGATATCTTAGGTACAAATAAAGTAGCTGAGGAAATCTCAGGAGTTAGAACTCTAGAGGAAGTATCAGCTACAATGGATAGTTGGTCTAAGGACAAGTAACCTACACCTACAAACTATCTCAATAACTTAATGGCTATCAATGATAGGAATATTTATTACTTAGATAGCCATTAGGTTTTTTTTATGCCCGAGTAAATCAAATGTATATATACCATAGCCTAACCTTGTGTGTGTGGTTTTGTCCTAGTATATATTATCTCTCTCATTACTAATGCAAAGTAAACAAGAAACATAGCTAAAATTTTTTTCTCTATCGCATATGCGAATAGGGGCATTCCCCATTACGCGTGTGTAATTGTAGCTTGTCAAGTCTTCTTAATTAATAAAGAAATGTTGCAAATTTTTTTGCCGAAACTAACTTTGGCTTTGCGAATTTGTTTTCGTATTTTATTTATTATTTCTTATGTTGCATATGAGATATGAAAGGAGTGTGTGATGCCTAAGAATTATAGAAAGCCTATGTATCCTACTACAAAGAAAGCCTTTGTAGGAGTAGATGATACTAATGGTAATCTTGTATTTGCTGATACAGGTTTACCTCTAGTAAAAGGTACAGGAGAATACAACAGAGAAGTAGATGGTGCTAACTATCCTACTCATGAGTGTGTATCTTGTAAGAAAAGAACTGATGTACTAAGTCCTCGTTGCTACGAGTGTAGAGAACAGGATAGAGAACTAGAACAAAAGATGAAACGACTTAGCAGATTGACAAGAGAAGGTATAGTTCCTGCTGATAGTAACAATCCCTTCGGAGTTATTGATGCTGAGTGGTCGCCCAACAGCTATGATAAGCAAGTTGTTGAGCAAACTAATAAGCTATGTACCAACTGTTTCATAGTCTTACCAAAAGCCTTTGGTCGTAAAAGATTATGTGAAAGTTGCCGTAAGGATAGATGATTAGTATAGAGGGTTTTGGTTGTGGATTAAAGCCCTCAATAGTAATTATTACTTACTGCGTGGGGTTATCCCTTTCTGTATAGTACGCGATAATATGCAACAACTCCTCATGCAGTAAGTAATAGCTATCTACAAGTAGGAGTTACTTTTCTATGCCCTGTTTAGTAACGACTGAAAGTAGATAGCTTGTAACCTATCACACTTGGTAAAGTTAGCACTGAGAAATATGAGTGCGGTTGAAAATAACTAGCAATAGTTATCGGTAGCACAAACAGTGTTCGTATATGGTAGGTTACAAGCTATCTATTGCTTGTATATACATAA